GATAAGAGGATGCCTATCAATATTGATAGACAATCTCGTGTAACCTTCGGTGGTACAAAGAAATAGTTAATTTTTTAACGATTCTTACAATCATCGAATTTAACGTTAACAACTAATTGGAATAGGAAAAACTATGGCAAACAGAAACACACAAGGTTTTGGACTTATCCCAGCTGGAAGATTAGGTGGTGGACCATCTATCCAAGGTCAAGGGAAATACAAAATCGATGCTGGCCACAGCACAACTATTTACAATGGTGAATGTGTTAAAATCTCTAGCGGTTATGTAGTAGGCGGAAACGGTTCTGCTGCAGACATCGTAGGTGTTTTGAACGGAATATTCTTTAACGCGGCAACAACTTTGAAGCCGACGTTCTCGAATTTCTACAAAGCAACTATCACACCGGCGAACAGTGAAGACACAACAGCCTTTGTAATAGATGACCCATTCCAGCAATACGTGGTTGGTGCGGATGCAGCAACTGGAGTTGCAACAATGTTAGAAACGTATGACATGAACTCATCAGCGGGTAGCGATACTACTGGTAAATCATCGTCTACATTAGACATTGGAACAACTTCAGCTAACGGTAAACAATTCAGAATGTTAAGATCAGCAGAGGATCCTGAAAATGAGGATGCTACTGCGGCTTTTGCGTCTGTAGTTGTTGTATCGAATCTGAATTCGTTCAACGGCCACAATTAATAGGAGCATATAGACTATGGCAATATCACGATCGCAACTAGTTAAAGAACTAGAACCAGGCCTAAATGCACTATTTGGGCTGGAATACAAAAGGTATGAAAATCAGCATGCTGAAATTTATACAAGTGAAAACAGTGACAGAGCTTTTGAAGAAGAAGTAATGTTATCTGGTTTCGCAAACGCGCAAGTGAAAGCAGAAGGTAGCGGAGTCTCTTTTGACGAAGCACAAGAAACTTTCACAGCTAGATACACTCACGAGACAGTGGCTTTAGCATTTGCTATCACGGAAGAAGCTATCGAAGATAACCTCTACGATAGATTAGCTTCTAGATACACAAAAGCTTTAGCAAGATCTATGAGTAATGCTAAACAAGTAAAAGCAGTTGAGCCTTTAATCAACGGCTTACCATCAACAGCTACGTTTAAAACTGGCGATGGTGTTGCTTTATTTAGTACAGCTCACCCTACAGTAGCGGGTACTTTCAAAAATACCCTAACTACTCAGGCGGATCTTAACGAAACTTCATTAGAACAGTCGATGATTGACATCGCGGCGATGACTGATGAAAGAGGTCTTAGAGTTGCAGCTAGAGGGGTAAAAATGATTGTCCCTTCAGAGCTTCAGTTTACAGCTGAGAGATTGATGAAATCTCAAGGTAGAACTGGAACAGCTGATAATGACATTAACGCAATCGCGTCAATGGGAATGGTTCCTCAAGGATACAGAGTGAACAACTACCTAACTGACTCTGATGCGTTCTACATCATTACAGACGTACCAAATGGTATGAAAATGTTCACAAGAGCTCCATTAACGACTGCAATGGAAGGTGACTTCGATACTGGAAACGTGAGATACAAAGCTAGAGAAAGATATTCTTTCGGAACATCTGACCCTAGAGGTATATTTGGCGTAGAAGGTGCGTAATTTGTACTAAAAGAAAATTAAAAGGGGGCTTCCGAGCCCCCTTTTTTTATGGTAGAAAGGAAAGAATCATGAAGACATTTAGAGTACAGATCAGAGCATATGGCTATTATGCTGACTTCAATATTACGTCAGAAGACGAGGATAAAGCCTTTGAAGATGCACTAGTTGACAAACTAGGAAAAAATGATATTGTATGGGAAAAAGATGGATTCATTGATTCGTCTAAATTATGGCTAACTTATGAGGAAACCATAGATGCAAATACAAGTCAGAGATCTCTACAAACAGAAGAGAAGTCTCGAAACAGAATGGGCAGTGCATCAGCGTGATAACCAAAGGTATACTTTGGATATGGTAAGAATTGACAATAAGATTAGAGAAGTTGTCAACGCTATCAAGTTAGAAGAAGCTAAGATAGCTAATCTAACTAATAAAATAGAAGACGCTGCGCCAGAAGTTTCTGTAGCTACTTAGTAAAAAGCTACATCTTGGATAAATATCAAACCAAAGCACAGGCTCTCTTGCACTCTTGAAAAAATAAGAGTATAACTTCCTTACTATACAATTAAAAGATCATAGACGCGTATAGTCGACGGCCTAGAGACTATGATCGCAAATACTAGGAGGATATAATTATGGCAAAAACAACGTTTTCAGGACCGGTGATATCGAAAAATGGTTTCGTAAACACAGGACCTGACATGGCTATTAGCTTGACAGCTGATACAACTTTGACAGTTGCTACACACGCAGGTAAGATTTTACTTACAAACGATGCTGACGGTAAATTCACTTTACCAAGTATCAATGTAAATAGTAATGGTGCTTCTGCAGGTGATAATGACTTCAATAACTTAAACAATATCGGTGCATCTTTTCACTTTTATGTGGAAACAGCTGCAACTGATATGGACATCAAAACAGATGGTACTGACAAATTTAAAGGTGGTATCATAATTGGTGTAAACGATGGCACAAAGAAAGTCTTTGTACCAGGCGCGACTAACGATGTTATTACTATGAATGGTTCTACAAAAGGTGGAATCGTTGGTAGTGTCGTATCTTTCACAGCGATTGATACAGCTACATACTTAGTTCACAATTCTTTATTGATTGGATCAGGTACAATAGTAACACCATACGCAGACGCGTAGTAATTAACTCGGAGCGCCTGGTGATGCAGGCGCTCTTTAAAAGGAGGACAAAAACATGGCAGACACAGTATTAAATACAACTGTATTTGACGGATCAAAAAAACTTATCACTCACTATAATGTGGTTTCTGATGGTTCTGGAGGCACAACAAAGATTGTTGATGTATCTGAATTAAACTCTAACAATCAAAAGTCTTGTGTAAAAGTAAGATTAAACAAAGTTAGTTTTAATGTTTCAGTAACTGCTCAAGTAGATGCTTTACGTATGAACTGGGATAACTCAGGAACAAACGTAGATTTCTTAACAATGAATGGTGAGATGGAATACGACTATTCGAGTTTTGGAGGTTTACCAAATACTGAAGCTACAAATTTTACTGGTGATGTTAATATAACATTACCGGCTTGTACTTCAGGAGATTCCGCTACAGTTGTTTGTGAATGGATTAAAGTTTACGAATCGTAGGAGTTTAAATGGCTAATACAACTTCGGGAACAGCTACGTTCGACAAAACTTTTGCTATTGATGAGATAGTAGAAGAGTCTTTTGAACGTATTGGACTACAGAACGTAGCTGGTTACCAATTAAAATCAGCAAGAAGATCTCTCAATATCTTGTTTCAAGAATGGGGAAACAGGGGTATTCACTATTGGGAAATAGATGAACTTGATTTAGATTTAATAGAAGGACAAGCAGAATACGATTTCTTTAGATCATCTGATGATGGAACAAGTGCAACATCTACACCAAACGGTGTATACGGAATATCTGATGTTTTAGAGGCACAACTGAGAGCCAATAGAACACAAACAACTCAATCAGATTCACCAATGACAAAAGTAGATAGATCTACTTATGCGGCTTTCTCAAATAAATTATCAAAAGGAACACCTAATCAATATTGGGTGGAGAGATTTATAGATAAAGTTAGAGTGCATGTTTATCCAACACCAGATTCAACAAATGCATCTAAAGATATGCATTTTTATTACATCAAAAGAATTCAAGATGTGGGTGATTACACAAATGCAACTGATGTGCCATTTAGATTTGTGCCTTGCATGGTATCGGGACTTGCTTATTATTTAGCACAAAAGTATCAACCAGAATTAATTCAACCTATGAAGTTGGCATATGAAGATGAATTAGCTAGGGCTCTTGCAGAAGATGGATCTGCATCTAGCACTCACATAACACCAAAAGCATATTACCCAGGAACATAATGGCAAAATACGCAACAGGTAAATACGCAAAAGCAATATCAGATAGATCAGGAATGGAGTTTCCATATAAAGAAATGGTTAGAGAATGGAATGGGTCTTTCGTTCATGTATCTGAGTTTGAACCAAAGCAGCCTCAGTTAGAACCAAAACCTATGAATGGTGATGCAATATCTTTACGTAATGTTAGACCTTCTAGACCAGCCCCTGACGTTTTAGGTATGATACCTGAAGATGGTTTTCAAACATACGCATCAGGGTCTAGAATTATAAATGTTTCTTTTCCAGGACATGGTTTAACAAATTCAACTACATACAGATTTAGAGGCCAACCTACTACCGCACCAGGCACGGGAACACCTCCTGATCCTGTAACAGGAGTTAATGGTAATTCTGTTTTTGCATTTTCGAACCCACAAGATTTTGATGGTATATCGGGATCTAATATTGCAAAAGCTGCTGGCTATACTATTACAACGGGTTTATACGTAAACGATGCAAGAAATACTAGCGATTATTCTCTTGCAAATTTTTTTCATTTTACAGTTGATACAGATACTGCTACAAAGGGTGGAGTATCAGGAGGAGGATTAGGATGTTCAGTTGGGCCCGTTACATTGAGTGCATAATGGTTTTTACTTATAGAGTTTTAAAGAAAAGACACTGTTGGAATCACGAGAGCTATACTGTTAGCTGTGATTATTGTAGGAGGATAGCAGCATAATGGCAGGATTAAGCGCATCAGGATTAAAAACACAAATAAGAAGTTACACAGAAGTTGACTCTAATGTGTTATCTGATTCTGTTTTAGAAAACATTATTTTAAATGCACAGTATAGAATTTTTAGAGATGTGCCTATTGATGCAGATAGAAAACAACAGTCAGGTAATTTAGTTCCAGGACAAGAAACAATTAACTGTCCAGCTGGAGCTGTATTTATCAGGGGTATACAAGTTTATGATTCAAGCGCCGTGCTTACGGGATCAAACACTTGGTTAGAGAAAAAAGATGTAACGTACTTACAAGAATATCAACCCATTACAGGGACAGCTGCAGCACAGGGTAAACCAAAATACTACGCTATGTTTGGTGGTGCTACAGGTGAAGCTGATACTAACTCAGGACGTATATTTTTAGCCCCTACTCCTAATACAAACTATAAATTTAGAGTGCATTATAACGTGGCTCCTGCTCTTTTAGAGAATAACGATACTAACTATATTAGCTTAAACTTCCCTAATGGCTTATTATACTGCTGTTTAGCAGAGGCTTATGGCTTCCTAAAAGGTCCAGCAGATATGTTGACTTTATACGAGCAAAAGTATAAAGAAGAAGTACAGAAGTTTGCTAGTGAGCAAATTGGTAGACGTAGAAGAGACG